ATGATACATCTGTATGTTTTCAGGTGCCGTGTTAGGAAACTTGAGTCCATTGATGGCTGTGCCCGTTACCCCCGATTGACGACGGAAAATCTTTCCGGGGAATATATCCATATTCTGACCGGGGACTAGGCTTGCTTCGTCCACGTCAAATACTAGATTACCTGCAAGAGCCAAGTTATCAATTGCCATACGAACGTGACCGTTCATTAGCATCTGTGCATCTTCCATGTTTTCTGCAATACCGACACCCCACATTTGATATGGGTTGATTTCATACGGAAACACATGATAAGGTATTCTTGCTGGTGTAAACGGATTGAGAACACATCGTAAAACAAATGGACCACATACCCAGACGTTTACCTGTATCTGCTCCAAGCCAGACATTTCTTCCGGCAGATCCATCCCTACTTCATCAGCGAAATATCTATCAAGAACACCCCAATACTCTAATACTTCAAAGCGGTTTTCCTGATAATAAGCTTCCGTTTCATCCTCACGAATTGTATCCTCATAATACTTGTCTTCGTAATTTGATCCTTTTGCTAACGCATTTTCGATTGCATCAGCATAGAAGTACGGAAGATTTATCAAAGCACGAAGCTGTTGCCTATTCAAACGATGTCGTTGAATTACATATTCACAGTCTTCTATGCTCGTAGCAGACGGGTCTGGATGAAAGTCCCAAGCAGAAACATGTTCAATACGAGGCACAACCTTTTCATAAGGTTGATACGCCCTATCTCCATTTTCATCCCGCTTCCATTGGTGGACTCTTTTATAAAAGTTGAATGGCCCCTTTACAACGCCCGTGCCAAGCAGTGCAGATTCAAATATCGCACTGCGAAATACATTTACAGCACTTGTATCCAAAAGCTGATCGTGTATTGTTTTTTCTAAATTAAGGGCAGCTTTTTGAGCGGGAGATATTTGTGGCTCTCCCATGAGTGCTGGCCCTTCAGCTATAGGCATTCCGTTATATCTGTTTTGCAACCCACCCAAAAAATCTCTTTCTTGAGGTGATGCCTGTATAGATCCCGGCTCTAACGTTCGTCCGTCTCCCTCAAAGCCATACGGATCAACTATATCATCCAATGGTGTTTTCATGTGAGCAAACTCTGCTATACCTTCTGGTACAGGAGTAGGTTCAACAACCAACGGAAACTTCTTGTTTGCAAACAGGATATCAATTATCTGTCCGTATGCAGCAAGAACTTTTGTTTTGGTTATTTTAATGAATACTCTGGACCGTTCGCTGTCACGATACTGTGTAGATGAATCGTATATACCACGAAAATTCTTGAAAGCTTTTAGCCAACGTTGCTCGTAAGTATATCTTCCATTTTCAGCATCTTCAAACTTAGAACGAATGTGCCCGGCAAGACCCGGCATAGCCTCTGCAGGTTCGACCAGTGGCACCTGAGTATCATCAGGCGGCTCAAGAAAGTTTTCAGACATGCTAGTTCCTAGCTAAAGTAGTTTCTATCTTCTGCCATTGTGTTGAAAGAAGCTTCAACTGTTGGCTTTGTTTGCTTTTTAGGCATATCTTCATAGATAGGTGCAGTCTGTACACGAGTTTGAAACTCCAGACCTTCACGGTAAAGCTTGTTTACACCTGCTTGATCATCAACAGACTCCTTGTCAGAGTTCATAATGTAAGCAGCACCGTAGTTGTAATTACCAGTTGTTGCATTCGCCATAGGTTTCTCTCCCCTATGATTAGTTTAAAAACGAGCCGCGAAGTGTTGTTTCTTCACCAGCAAGTGCGGCACTTCTTGCTTGGTTAACTCTGTCTTTTGCTCCCTCTGCTGAGAGCATACCCTGACTTCTTTGAAAAGGTTTACTTTCTGTAATCTGTATTTTTGGCAGGTTAGTTGTATTTGGCTGTAAAGATGGTACAGGGGGTGCGAGTGATGGGACTGCAGGTGGAGCGGCAGCGGGAGCATCAGGTTGTGTCGCTCTCATACGAGCTATGTCTGTTGGAACTTTTGGCGGTAGTCCGACTCCAAATAGCTCTGCTGCTGTGCCTACTAGCGCACCGGGGGATGTTGCTAAACTCTTTTCTCCGGGTTCTCTTTCCATACCAAATAGCTCTGCAAAACCCTGTCGTCCTCTTTCTTCTGCTACATCAAATCTGTCTGGTCCATCTGTTTTATCAGCAAGTGCAGATTCGATACCTAAACCAATTAAGTCTCCTACCGGGCCGGGAGTTGCTCCCAAAACTCCTGCAGTTGCTAGACCAAGAGTTGTAAATCTGTTACGTATCTTTTTACGTAATTCATTTCCAGCGTCTGCAGTTTTTTCATCTTTAACTTGAGCTTTTATATCTGCAAGTTGACTTTGTCTTTCAGCAGCAGTCCTTGCTTGATCAACATCCAGTGCTGCCCCTTTTTCTATGTTAGCTTTTTGTAAGTCTAATGCCTGTTGTTCTAGCTGTGCTATGTTAACACGCTGTGCACTTTCTATTTCTTTTACATCAAGTTCTGTAAGAGGTTTGGAAGGTTGTAGAGTTTGTCCTGCGCCTCTATAGTTATCTGTCAAAGCAGGAAATGCAGGGGCGTTTTGTGTGGATAACGCAGGAGACTGTATGTTAAAACTGGTTGTAATTAAACTGTTGGTTGTACTTATTCCTAAATTTTTTGCGCTTTGTCTTACTAAGTTTTCAGATATTTCACCAATAGTCTCTGGATTCGCACCAGCAGACTTATACGCATCTTTTACTTTATGTCCTGCATAATCCTCTGCTAAAACACGGTCTATTCTAAATTCTTTTTCTAGTTGGTCCTGAACTGCTGACCGTATATCTGTTGGTCGCCATCCAGATTTTCCAGTTTTAGGATCGATAGGTATTTGAGTTGGAAATCTTTCTTCCACAATCGGTTTAATATATTTATTGTGAGCAGCATCTGTCTTCGCTTTTGTAGTATCAAACAGCTTAATATCTTTTAGAGCTTTGTCTCCACCTCGTGCTTTTGCCACATCAAACTGTTCTTTTAAAAAGGCTGCCATAGTGCCCTTATAAGTAACAGCCAACCTAGTTTTGTTTACTCTCGTTTCACCTTTTAATGTAACTGTTGGTTCCCCGCTATCAGGATCTGAGCTTATGATAACATCAGCAAGGGTCATTGGTGGCTTTGCAGGTGTTTTTTTAGTAGCAGGTGCTCCTAAAATTGTTTCTACACGAGCCACAGTGTTTTTATGGAAAAATAGAAACCTTTTAGTATCGTTAGATACGTTGTCTTCCATATTTGTAAAAGCATCAGCGTAAGCTTTGTCTAAATCTGCAGAGGGAATCAAACCCTCCATTTGTCGAGTGCGTCTAAGTTGGCCCTCTGAATACCCGCCTGTTTGCAGTAGCCCTTTAGCACCTGCTAACTCTGTTTCAAGACCCAACGTAGATAAATATGGAAGTTTTGCCCGTACAAATGCTGTTTTTAAGGAATTTTCAAGTCCTTGTACGCTCACATAGTAATTAGCTCTTGGTGTGTCTACATTTGTAAGAAAACTTTCGCTTTTGAATGCTTCAACTAAAGGAGTATCTAAAGTAGTTTCTCCTAGTTTTCCTGCAGAGATGGCTGTCTTTAAATCTTCTATGCGACTACCAGCTTTTGGCATAGTCATGGCGTGATCTATAGCTTGACCTATAGTCAAGTTACCAGATTCAGCTAATGCTTTAAATTCTGCCGTTTCCATCTAGTATCCGAATACTTCGTCTTGTACTTTATGTACGTGGTTCTTGATTGCACCTAGTTGCTGGTGTATTGCAGCGTATCCGCTCATGCGTGTCATCACCATATATCGCAATGCATCGTAAGCGTGATCTTCTGCTTTTGTGTCCACATCCTCACTATTGGTTTTAGAGAGAGGTATCCCCGCAAGTTGCTTGATGATATGCTGGCAGGAAGAAAATACACGAAGACGTGGTTCATTTGTATAAGGATCATCCCCTAAACGACGGTGCACTTCCATCTTACCTTGAATGCGATTACGATCAGATGGTGTCCACCTAACACCGGATCGCATCATGGTTTCTGCTATGGACGGACCCATGCCCGTCTTGTTCCAGCAGGAAGAATCCAATACAGTATAGTGAGGTAGCGGGTCAAGTTGTTCCGCTTCTAGTATTTTAGCGGCTAAATCTTCCGCTGTCAAGTGTTTTGCATAAAGCTCACGATAAACCCAGATATTGTTATCCCAGTCAATAGCCCCCCACAGAACGCACGACGGACTCGCGTAACCATAGTCGGCGGCACGTATGCGGGGCCAGTTGGTGGGAAGCTCAAAATGTTCGACCACATGACGCTCTCGTGAAAACTCTGGGAAGGCTGCTCCCTCTGCCACATCCCAATCCCCGTCAAGAAGTCTCTTCCGCTCAACTTCTGGGAGCGAACGCAACATGGCTTCGTATTGTCCGTCAGCCATGAGGTGGGGATTATCAGTCAACCGTGCAGGAACGAACTTGCGGTAGAACAACGGTTGACCTGCCTTACCGTGACCGTCAGGCCATACAAAAGGCTTCATTGTATCTATGTCATATGCAGGAAAAGGAGAGTTGTCCTTTTGCACATCGATGTACATCTTCTTAACCCACCAGCCACCTACACCGCCGGGGTTGGCTGTACAACGCATATATAGACTGTTTTGTAATTCGGGATCTGTGGCACGTAGTCTGGAGCGTAGGTAGTCCCAGACGTAGGGTGTTGGATATTGTGTTATTTCATCTATGCCTATCCAGTTAAAAGCTTGCCCTTGAAAACGGGTAACGTCTTTGTCTCTGTCTAGGTAAGTAAACCACATGGTGGCACCTGACGGAAACACCCATGTGGATTTTGATTCACGAAACTTTGCACCGGGAAATGCTTTGGGGTACAGTTGTCGTGACTTGTCTATAAGTTCGGTTAGTTCGTCTAGGGTGCGTCTTAGGAGAAGACCCCTATGATTGGAATTATGGCAATAGCGTAAGGGATCAGCAAGTAAAGCAAATGACTTGCCACCGCCAGCCGCTCCCCCATATAGGACATCTCGCTCACCTGCCGAAAGAAACTCTTCTTGAGGTCCGGGGTTAGCTTGGAAAACAACTTCAGAATCGCCAACAAGGTCGGAAACGGATGGGGGTAAAACGGCGAGATCTCCCTCATCGATGACATTCGTTCCGCTTCCAGTAACTCCCTTCTCGACTCTTCCAATCGTCTTTTCCAGATTTCGGGCATAGGTTCTTTGTGCTTCTGCTTTTTTTGTAGCTTGTGTAGCTTTTTTCTTTGCTGTCCTCAAACGTTTCTGTGCCCCACGACGGGCACGTTCAGCGGTGGACAGTTGGTAGGTTCGTTTAGTCTTTTTCGGCTGAACCGTTTGCTTTTCTGCCACGATGCTTCCTTGCTTGATTTACCATATCACTAAGGTGTTTTGAAAACTCTGTTCCAGTCATTCCTTCTGGTACAGGAATAGCATCTCCTCTTCGAACAGCTTCTTTTATTGCTTCTTCATTTGACAGACGTTCCAGCCCTTCTTGTGATCTTCTTATAGTCGGGGCAATGTAAGTTACACCGTCTGCTTCAAAGTCGATAGTACGCATTGTTTCATTTGCGTAGGTTGTTGGTGTAGAAGGGTCCATAGCCCGTGTTAGCCATTCAGGACGTTTAGCCATCAATTATTACTTCTTTTTTCGGTGGACAGTTGGTAGGTTCGTTTAGGCTTTTGAGCCGTCTGCTTTTCTGCCACGATGAACCCTTCCACCTTGCTGATATGCAGGGCTGCTGCTAAATGCAGTTAGGAACGCAGTTAATCCGGGTATAGCCTTCAAGCCGATACTTTTTGCTATGCTTGTGGCTGTCTTCGGCTTCAAGTCTTTTAGTATGTTCTTTTGTTCTTGTATGTAGGCAGTTCGTACTTTACGGTTTTCTTTACTAAGATCAGATGGTCTGATTCTTTGTAATTGTGTCAGGCGTGTTTCTGCAGCAGCTTTTCTAGCTTGGTTTCTTCCTTGAGAAGTTTTTTCTCTGCGGGCTTGAACACGTTCACGACTCTTTTCTTGTAGTTTTCTGTGACGCTTGTTCTTTCGTCTTTCACTAGCAGCTTCACTGCCAAGTATCGCTGCCGCTCCACCAACTAAGGTTGCGGCGTAAGCTACTGCTTCTTTTTCCTTACTATTAAGAGCCATCGATCACGACCTCTTTCTTAGGCGGCAACAGGACTACACCGTGTATTGCCTGTACGTTGTGGTTGATTTGTTCCTGCTTTGCCACCCCTACGCGGTTGAGGAGCGATTCAGCGGCTTTGAGGCGAAGATCATCACCTCTTTCGGGGGCGGGGTTGTCTATAGTTGAAATAACACGATTAGCTGCCTTCATTGCGTTGGTAGCTAGGATGGTTTTGGTTCGTTCAACTATCTCATCAGCAAGGGTGGACTTCAACCAAGCGGCTGATCCACGTGAATACCCTGCATCTACGGCAGCAGCAGTTACCTGACCACCGTTTTCAAATAGAAGTTCCAAGAATTGTTCCTGTTGAGGACTCAATTCCTTCTTTTTGTGTGTTTGGGGGAGTAGATTCATCGTTTTTTTCTAAAACAACCTTGCATCGGCTTTTTATATTGACTTCAAAGACCTGTCGTTCGTAAACGAACGTTGCCATTTCGTCATTTCGGAGCATGCATTCTTTTTCTGTGCGATATGGGCCTTCTGTGTCTTTTATTTCACGACATAGATCGGGTCCAACGGCTAAACAAACAAGTATCCAAGACTCAAACATGTTTATTTTGTCCTTATTTTGTTGTGGGAAGGTTAGTTTGTAGCCTCAAACCCCTGATGTCAAGCATATTGTGTTGGTTTTTGTCGGGATGTGCTAGGTAAACCTTGCCCCACAACACAAGTATAGCGTTTAGGATCATGTAAGTCAACAAAAAAGTGCAATCGGGTGTTTTTTTCTTGACAAATCCGTATTTGGACTGTACAATGGGACTAAGTCCTGCCGGGAGATACACTACATATCCCCCCGCCACCCCGTAGGGAGTACCCTGCGGGGTATTTTTTTATCTAATTCTCTTGGGAGTATCCCCCTACAACGTTGTTTTATACCTGTATGGGTAACTCCAATAATATAAAATTGCTGTCGCCATTGCATACAGGTACGGGTACCCCCCGGGTGGCCCTACTGACCCCGTATCGGGATTTCCCATCATTGATGCCCAAGGACACCGCCAAAACAAGCGGACAGGATGAACCCCCTCGCAATAACCCGCCGGATATATGCGCACCCGCGCCCGTGCACAATGTCCCGCTGACAAATTATGCATATCGAAAATAAAAAGTGTTGTGTTTTACTGGCAGATTTGCGCACACATTCGCACAGATCAAACCCACCTTTTATCCCGCAATAACAAACCACAGCACATGAATCTAGAACACTGGCAAAAAAGAACCCCGCCAGACTAGCCAAGCGGGGTCAAGTTGGGGGCAGCACAAGGGAGAAAAGCTGCCCCTCTGGAGGAAAGGTTATTCTAGATCGCGCTTTGCAAGATCCCACAGTGCCGTAAATAGGCACCCGCAAGCAATAAGAACCCATGCCAGCAACACAAGCATGATCACATTAGCTATTGTCATCGCTGGCCTCTTTAACTGTCAGGTTCAACCTTGCAATGGTGCGGGGATTATCTGTTGCGTGGGTATAATGATCAAAGCCGAATGTTCGAAGCAACGATTTAGCCGCCGATGCCTGTGTTTCGAGTGCTTCAATAGACTGCAAGATCAATGCCGCCTCAATCGTAGTTAAAACAATCATTCGCTTAGAGTCGCTTTCAAAATTACCATGATCAATTGCAATTGTAGATTTCATCTCGTTGGTTCCTTCTCTAGAAAAACGGGCAAGATCGCCCTGCCCGTTCATTATTAGTTCATTTCGGATTAGCTGGCAAGCTTATATTTTGGCCTACTATATCCAACCCGATCACATTGGATTTTGTAACCCTGCCCCCGCAATGTTTTAATGGCCTGATGAACACTCTTTTCAGTCATGCCAGATTCACGGGCAAGGCTCTTGATGTTCAAACCATGTTTACGGGTTGCCAGTGCACGAAACAGTTTATGAATCTTTGAACCCTGCCGCCACGGTTTACGATCTTTTCCCCGTTCGCCGCGCCGCCGTGCGACTGGTTCCAATGGTTCCCCGTGCATCCCAGTCTGAAATTGCTGTTCTGCTTGCCAGCGGGTGATCAAACGCTGTTTTACGTCTTGCTCTACCGCCAGCACAAGATTGTTGCAAAGTTCACGGATGTGGTCGTTGTTGATGATTCCGGTCATTGGTTTTTCTTTCCTGCTCTATGAGCGTTATAAGATCATTAGAAGAATAGTTACAAGCACGATGATCCAAACAAGCTTGTAAGCGGATGCAATAAACTCTGCCATGTTATGCCGCCAACCCCTCAAGATATTGCCATGACGGGCTGGTTATGACATCCCGCACCTTATCATTGCGAGTTCGTTGCACCATGTGCTGGTTGGCTGTATCCCTGCCAGTCTGCCGCGTGGTTCCTTTTTCGTCTTCCCATGTGACATTGGTATGCGTTGACCAATGCGTTAGTGCATTATAAGCCGCCCACATGGTTTGCCCCAATTCTTGCTTTTCAGCATTGAATTGATGCATTAGGTAGTTAAACAGCCGTTCGTTTACTGGTTTTACCTTGCCTTGTTCGGCTGCTGCCCCGCCTTTGAAGCAAACAGTTTGCGCCAAGATTTCTCCGAATTGTTCATCCGATAATTTGGCACCCCGCCATGTATTCATCAAATCAAGCTGGTTTTCCCACATGTTCAAACCCATTGCCGCCTTGCTAATCAATGCGGTTGGCTCAAGGTTTTTGGTATGTTTTGATTTCTGGTGATAAGCCTTTTCACCGCCAAAAACTAGGGTATTGCGGCACAAGTCACGATATGCCCCGCTGAATATTTGGAAAGCCCACGACATATCTATGCTGTTGAATATATCCATCCGGCAGACAACATTGTCCTGTTTTTCACCGACTGCATGTTGCAAGTCCAGAAAATGCACAGTGCGATGGGCACGGAGTCCATCATCATAAATGCGGTCTAACACCTTTACATTGCTAACGGGTAAATCTGAACCCGCCAATATATCCGCATGGTTGGCGAATAGTTCATCATGCGGAACCAGATTGTAAGTTTTGCCAATTGGCCGCGTGTCCAGTAATTCACCCGTTGCGGTATTTTGCAAAGCTGAATAGTTGGGCATTGGTGTTGATTCGCATAAATTATCTAACAATCTTGTGGTTGTGATTGCTTCGATTGGCACCCGCCGCACTGAACCCATATCTTGAAATAGCTGGGTGTCTGATACGTCGTTGTGGTGATAGTAGGTTGCGCCGCCTTCGCGCTTATATTCAGGCTCGATTAAATCAAACATTCGTTTCGTTCCTTTCGTTGTTTGATTAACAATAACACAAGTATATACAGAATTGACGCGACGGGAACCAAAAAAATTATTTTATTTTGATCCCCGCCCCGCCCCGATGGATCAGCCCCCAACTCAACTGACCCGATGATGCCCCCGCCCCCAGTAAAACCAACAAACCGAAGAGGCAAGACACCCCAAAAAAGTTAGCCGCTGACAAAGTTAGCCGCTGACAAAATTAGTGCGTTTGAAATAAAACCTGCATATCTTTTGCAGCCCAGCAAATTGTGCACGTCGCACACGATTCGGTTTGTCCGGTTTGTTCAGGACAGATTACCGATTGATTTTTGATTGGTTTGAATAGGTCGGCACTATTTGCGCTAAACTGGTATTCGGGCGCATTGCTGAACCGAACCGCGAACCGTTCCCCAAATCTCTTATTTACCCAGAATATAGCTTTGCCAATATCTGAAAGCGTACTATGCCCAGTGAATCCCCAAATAGCCAAGTTCTTAAATTTAGCCAACAGATGACCCCACAGCATGACGTATTTTTCCGAATAGAAATCACCCAGCACATGCAATCGAATAATCACCCCACGATACAGTCCGCACAATTCCGCAACTTCTTTTTGCAATGCAGCTTCAAGTTCTGCCCCGTGCTGTATGCGATGCCCGAACATCATGTTATTACCGTAGCAATCGTCCCAGTGATAGCAATAGCGGGGACAGGTTGCGCGTTCCTCTAATGTCAAAGTATAAATGACATAGCCTTTAAACTTGCCCTTTTTAATTACAGGCAATTTATCTTTGCTTAGTTTTTTGTTTTTGGATTGCTTCAAAACCGAATTAGATTCGGCAACCGTGCGGCGACTCTTTGGGTACATAGTCGCGGCGGGTTTGTTTGTATCTGCTTTTTTCATCATATCACCTCACCCGTATGAATCCAGACTGGCGCGTCGGTTTCTATCCACACTTTAGCACCACATGATAAAGGTTTGTCCGGTGAATAGACAACCCGCGACAACCCGTCAATTTCTGCTGCATAGGTATAATGATTGCTTTTACTGGTTTTAACAGTGATCGGCGGGTTTGCTTCGCCGTTCTTTTTATTTGCACGAATGACGTGCTGATTGATGTGGATACGTTTTTTCATGTTGTCGGTTCCTTTTCGTTTGTTGGTTTGCAAACGTTACGGATAAAACCCGCGATGGTCAAGCGGTTTTATTTTGGCACCCTGTTTTTTTAGATAACATTTAGGACAATAAAGCAAATTGCCCACATAAACCATCGACGGCTCCCCACAATCATCACATGGATAATCGAGGGACAACGTCGTTTTAGTATTATGGCTGACAAAATTATGGCTGACAAAATTATGGCTGACAAAATTATGGCTGACAAAATCACTCATCCCACCACCCTCTCTACAATTCCAACTACTGCATGGTAGGCCATCCAGCCAAAGAATCCAAAGATACAGACAAACAATAGCATCTCAATACCATCATGCGTGAGATAGTAGTGTCTAACCTTTTGCCAAGATTTATTCATGCTCCCCACCGTTTCCCCGTCCAAGCCCCCCAAAATATTCGGGTTTATGCTTTGCCGTTTCAAACGTTGCCACAGTGATGACAATACCTGCAATCAGTATTGCGTGAATAACTGCACTAATACCGAAAGCAATAATTGAACCAAGATACATAGAGAAGATAATGCACCACATCCACGCCAGAACCTGCATGACAAAGTGTCGTGTGTTCATGTCAGGTATGTGTCGCAACGGATTGTATCGACTATCCATGATAAGATGCCAGCCAGTGTGAATAGTTTGTCTCATGTTCTACTACTCCAAAACTCACCCCATGCCTCGTGGGATATCTCGTGCAACTCTTGATCGTTGTAGTGTGCCATCAAGTTTCTGTGTGGTTCCATTTGTTGTGTAAACTCACCGACAAATTCACAACCACCAATCGTTAAAGAAGCAATGTCAAACCATTCGTCTTCGTTGTCCATTGCCAGTGCTTTCATCTTACCCATTCTTTTTTTCCTTTATCATTAACTCAGCAATCTTGTCATTAACTGGGCGATTACCTGTTAACTTGATTCGCCCCATCCGATCATATTCTGGTTCAATCTCTAGGATTTGTAAGTCCCGCTTCAGTTCTTTGAATGTCGGTACGTTCATCGTCGGTTTCCTTTATTAACTGTGTTGACATTTTGTCCCATTCGCCACGCCGCATACGAAACTTCTTGTTTTGTACTGGTGTGCAAATGCGAACCCACTTGTAACCGACAACAGCCCACACGAGCCGTGTGCCGGATACTGGTAATCTCATGTCGAAGAAATCCACGCGGTACAGCTTAGCGTTGTCCCACGTGGCTTCTTTGGGTCTAGTTATTTTCATCATTACCCATGTTGAAATGATAGTGTAATTTGTCTGCCATTTCCTGCAACTTCTGCAAGTCATACACAGTAACTGCCTTGATGCCACCCATGTCCACATCTAATGCAGTGTCCAGCATCTCTTGCAACAATCTTTGTGTGTCCAAGACAGTAGCACGTTGGTCATGGGTTAAATGATTCATTCTGCGCCATCTATCAGCAGTCTCCTTTGCCCGTTGGTTTTCCCAATAGGCTATGCGTTCATCAATCGTCATGTTCTCTAGTTTTTTAGCCATCTTGTGACTCCTTTTGAAACTCATTCCATGCGGCAATAAATACCTCATTAAAACTGTGGTAGTTGGCATCCTCAAAGGCGGCATACGCTATCTCAAAGATGTCCTGCCCACTCCACTCAACTGCTTGGGATAACTGCATCCCTTTGATAAAATTGATTTCCTTACTTGTCACTGTAGTCATCTCCCTTTTCACGTTCCTGTAGTTCATCTACATCCACACCGTCACAGATATATGAATAATCATAGTTGAATATGTTGAACAGCTTTACTGTGCCATCTTCATTACGAATGTAGTCATCCAGTTCGTTGTCAACTACAGCGACAGGCATATCCCATACGAGTACGCTGTAAGATTTATCTGAATCAAACTTCATCTTTCGTTCCCTTCATTGATTAACGATACATAACCAATATCGATAACCAAACACCCTGTCAACAAAAAAAGAAACGGGGCTGGAAATTAATCCAACCCCGTTCCCCAACCAACGAACGAAACAACCCTACGACACCTCGTAAGGTATCCCCAGTTTTAGCACCGCCTGTTTGTTTCTGTCAAGCCACATTTTGCAATCCCATCGACTTTTTCCGACAAATAAAGCAACGTGCCGCAAATAGTCTACACAATCTTTCTTCTTCACCAGTTCACGGTCTGTCTCACCAATACGAACAGATGAAGCAGGGACACAAAGCATCCACATACCATCACCACGTTCTAGTACTTCTATTTCAAGCTTCTTTGTCTTCAGTGACATCATCGTTCTCCCACGCTTCAATGTAGATGTCGATAGCTTCACGTATTAGGTCAGCAACTGCTACCTGTTCACGTGCAGATTTCTGCATCTGATCAGCAGCAATAGCTAACTTGTCGTATTGTGATTCTTTCAACAATAGATTATACGTTTTTGTGGGTTCAAGAATCTTTGGTGGTCTTGGCATCCCGCACTTCCTTTTCAGATAGTTTATCCAATTTCTTTTTCTTCTTGTTTGGGATAACCTGTTTACTATACTTCTTGTCCCCTAATAGTTTAGCTACAGGGTTAATTTTATTAATAATTTTCATAATAGGTTATCCCCATAGGGTAGGTTACATATTAGGTAACACAGCCTGTCAAGTCCTGTCAACAATAAAAATGCTGTTGACAAGGTTTGCCATACAGATTACAACGGCTGACATGAAATCACCGAACTGGCTAAAAGGTTATGTTGAATCGCTGGACATCCAGCCAATGGGACGCTATCGATCTGATTGTCCTGTTTGTGGTAGATCCAATACATTCAGCGTGACAGATGAAGGTATGCAAAGACTGTGGTTCTGCTTTCATGCAGACTGCAATGTGTCGGGTAAAACAGGACTGACATTGTCCCGTGACCATGCAAACTTGGCATTCAAACGGTCACAGGCAGATGTGCCTGTTCCCCGTACTAGTAACACTTACGAGTTGCCAAACACATTTGTTAGTATTTCCCGTAACTTGGATGCCGAACTTTATGTAAGATCTGTACATGCATACGATGCGTATTTGTCAGGTCGTGCAGATATACGGTACGATTTCAAGTCGAATCGTGTTGTTTATTTAGTCAAACATGAGGGCAAGGTAGTTGATGCGGTAGGTAGATCATTGGATGGAAAAGGAGCGAAGTGGTATAGGTATTCTAATTCAGGATATCCATTTAAGTGTGGGCAAACTGACAAAGCTATAGTTGTAGAAGATGCAGCAAGTGCTTGTGCAATTAGTAACATCACTACAGGTGTAGCGTTATTAGGTACAAACTTACTAGACACACACCTGCCTTACCTGTCTAATTACCAGAAGATTTTTGTGGCTCTTGACAAAGATGCCACTGACAAAGCACTTGACATGGTGAAGATACTCTGTAGAAAAGTACCTACAAAATTGATGGTGCTTGACCGTGATTTAAAAAACCTGACGAACGAGGAACGAGATGACTTCATACAGTCCCATATCAATCGATAAACAGATACTAGGTTTCTGTCTCAACGCCGACTTCTTTGGTCGCGTGAAGAATATAATAGACAGAACCATGTTTGAAAAAGAGATGCGTGACATATTTGACACGCTGACATACTCCCACACAAAGTATGAAAAGGACTTGACGATAAACGAACTGATTAGTTTGTTCAATGATCGTAACCCTGCCATGCCAGAAGCTACCCGAAGAAAGGTGCAGGAGACTATCCAATCCTTAGACGTTGGTAACGCTGACAACTTTGAACTACATTTGGATCTTGTACACAACTTCTGGTTACGTGATCGTGCGCGGCAGATAGGTGAGAAAGCCATTGACATTTTTACAGGTGACAGTGACGAGTTTGGGGAGTTACGCCGCCTGATAGAAACTGTAGAAGATGGTCGTATCAGTGACAAAACTACCTACACAAAGGTAGAGGATGATCTTGAGTCCCTGTTGGACAATGAGGCTGGTGAACCCGACTTCCCTTTCGCTTATGACCTGATTTCGGAAAACGTGTCAGGTCTGGACAGAGGTAACTTGGGTATACTATTTGCAAGACCAGAGTCGGGCAAGACAACTTTCTGTTGTTTTCTTGCTGCATCTTACATCAAGCAGGGCTTCAAGGTTGTATACTGGGCAAATGAAGAACCTGCACCAAAGATTAAACTTCGCTTGATACAATCATACTTTGGCTTGACACGTAAAGAGATGGAAGATGATCGTGTTGCCCTGTGTGCAAAGTATGCAGATGAGATAGCACCTCTGCTTACAATCATGGATTCTGTTGGCACTTCTGTAGAAGAGGTTGACGATTACGCCAAGCTTAACAAACCTGACATTATGTTCTGTGATCAGCTTGACAAATTTCGTATTGCTGGTGAGTTCAATCGTGGTGATGAGCGGCTTAAAGAAACCTACGTGTACGCACGAGAAATAGCTAAAAGAAACAAGGTGTTAGTATGGGCTGTGAGTCAGGCAAACTATGAAGCACATGACAGACAGTGGATTGATTACTCGATGATGGATAATTCACGCACAGGTAAAGCAGGTGAGGCTGACATAATCATAGGCATTGGTAAGACAGGGTCGAGTGAAATAGAAAACACTGCGCGTCACATCTGCATATCCAAAAACAAACTTAATGGATATCATGGTATGGTGCACGGACAGATAGACATTGATCGGGGGATCTATTACTGATGCCAAAGCGTGGGGACTTGAGACAATCTGATGGTCGCATGTTCTGGGGCTATCATAAAGGTAAGGAAGACTGGCGTAAACCATCCTCTTTTTGTGTATCTGTGGTCAAAAGACGTAACAGAAACAAGAAACTTAGGGATATTCGTGGCAGGTGGCTTGACCTGTATAAGATGAGTAAGGGGTGTGAAATTTGTGGATACAAAGAGCATCCTGTTGCTTTAGAGTTTGATCACCTTAATAAAGCAGATAAAATTATGGATATATCAAACATGAAAAAGGGTAATCTAAAGAAGTTGATAGCAGAAGTTCGCAAATGCAGGGTGCTTTGTGCTAACTGTCATGCTATACACAGCAAGAATCAGAGGGACGAAGATGAACATACTAACGTTTGATGTGGAAACAACCCACGTGGAGAAAGAAAATGGCAGCACCACTGCCTTACCATACTTTGGTAATCGTCTTGTCTCTATTGGATACAAGTGGCTAGGGTGTAGTGTTCACTATCAATGCTACTACCATGCAGACAGAGAGCCTCACGTCAACGCCTTCAAGACTTTCCAAAAGGAACTTGACTGTGCTGACATTGTTGTGGGACAAAACATCAAGTTTGATCTATCGTGGATACGGGAGTGTGGTTTTGTTTATGATGGTGAGATCTACGATACGATGGTGGCTGAATACATTCTTTCCAAATCCCAACGTTGGCCTCTTGGACTTGCTGCTCTTGCAGAAAAGTATGACGTTACCAAAAAGGAAAAAGACCTTGTCGCGCCGTATCTCAAGGATGGTAAGACCTTCTACGATATACCGTGGGAGATAGTAGAAGAGTACGGTATAGCTGACGTACTTGCTACTGAAGAGATTGCACTTAAACAGCTTGATGCCTTTGGCACTACCTTTGAGGAACTATATAATGCATCGGATTTTACTACCAACGTTGAGGTTGTCGCTTGAGATGACTGACGTTCTTGCTCGTATGGAGCAGAACGGTTTAAAGATTAACTTAGACACACTAGAACAGATACGACAAGAGTATCAGCAGGAGATGGATGAGCTTGAGGTTCACCTAGAGCGGCTTGCACGTGATGCTGTGGGGGATACCCCCATAAACTTGTCTAGCCCTGATGACAGGAGCACGTTGCTCTATTCACGACGTGTCTTTAATTTGGGGCATGAGATGCGGGGCAACACAATGAAGCCTAAGATGCGTACTCGTATGAAGCGTGGGGAGTTCAAGTCTGCTGTCAAGAACATGACAGAGGTTGTGTATAAAACACGTGGATCACAGTGTGCCGGGTGTGTTGGCTTTGGCAAGGTCAGACCTGTCAATAAAAATGGTAAACCAAGTAAGATACTTCGTGTGTGTAAACCCTGCGGGGGTGCCGGGGTGATCTATATGCCAACCCGCGAGGTTGCTGGGTTCAAACTTGTACCTCGTGATCCAATGGATACAGCATCGGCTGGATTCAAGACAGACAGATCCACGTTGGAAAACAGGTTGACTGATTTGTCTGGTGACGCACGAGAGTTTGTAACCGCATACACAAGATACAGTGCGTTGCGTACTTACTTGAACACCTTTGTAGAGGGAATGAAAAACAATGTTGACGAGGATAGTTTCATCCACCCAGAGTTCATGCAGTGTATTACGGCGACGGGTCGCCTTTCGTCTCGCAATCCTAACTTTCAAAATATGCCACGTGGAAATACCTTCGCTATACGGAAGGTGGTCGAGAGCCGTTTCAAGGATGGGCTTATACTTGAGGGGGATTACTCGCAATTAGAGTTTAGGGTGGCTGGATTTCTTGCAAAAGACAGTCAGGCATATAAAGATGTAGAGGATGGTACAGATGTTCATAGCTATACTGCAAGTGTTATCGGATGCTCACGCCAAGAAGCAAAAGCCCATACTTTCAAGCCCCTATATGGTGGTGTCACGGGAACTGAATCGCAGCAAAGATATTACAGAGCGTTTAAGGATAAGTATGAGGGCGTTACTGAATGGCATAAAGAACTGCAGAAAGAGGCTGTTAGAGAGAAGATGATTACCCTGCCTAGTGGTAGACAGTATGCGTTCCCCGGTGTGAGGTGGACAGAGTGGGGAACGGCAACGAACCGTACTGCTATCTGTAACTACCCTGTGCAGGGATTTGCCACTGCAGACCTATTACCTGCTGCTCTCGTTCGTTTGAACAGGATGATGAAGACAAGAGAAATGAAGTCTGTAATATGCAACACAGTGCACGATTCTATTGTGTTGGACGTACACCCTGATGAAAAAGAGGGCTGTATCAACCTGTTGTCTTACGCTATGCAATCATTACCTGAAGAGACTTTGAACAGGTATGGTGTGGAGTATGACATGCCCGTTGGAATTGAATTAAAAATAGGTAAGAATTGGCTTGACTTGGAAGAAGTAAGCCTGTAGAATACATTTTGTAACCCTAATGCAAAGGAGCATTAAAAGTATGGAACAAGGAACAGAAATCGCAAATGTAGATAGCATGGATGCAATCGTAGCAGCATTTAACAATGATGATATGGAAGCATTTATGGAAGCAAGTGGACAGGGCGGTAACACAAACCGTCAAGTTGGCTTGCCTCGTTTGAATATTAATTATGATACAGAGACAGAGGATGGTCAAACCTTACCTCGTGGCTCGTGGAAGATGTATCTCGACGGTAGATTTATCTACGCGGAAACGGTAACAATTCGTTTTATCTTACGGATGTTTGAATACAGCTTGTGGGATCAAGAGACAGGAACGTTTGCTTCCAAGTCTGTCCAGAATCCAACCTTCTCCGGTATGTTTCCCGACACAGTTGGTGGCAATAAGTGTGGTCGCTTAACTCGTGATGAAGAAAACGCTATGGATAAAGATGACCCAAGATATCTTGCATCCCGTGCTGTCGTTTGTAATCAGGTAATCTATGGTAAGATAAGTGGTGACTTTAAGGATGCATCAGGTAACGCTGTAGCAATTTCTGATCAACCAGTCGTTGCTTACTTCAAGCGGTCTGGATTCAAGCCTATTGGTGACTTTATTAATGGTTTGGCAAAGCAGAAGAAACTCATGCAAAAGTGTGAAGTATTTTTATCCACGCACCGTCAGAAGAATGGTAGCGTAACTTTCTGGACTCCTGTGCCTACTCTTGCAAGAGAGGTAGATATATCTCAGGAAGATAAAGATCTCATGGCTACTTTTGTTGACACTGTTAAAGGCCATAACGAAAGTGTAATGAATCAACATCGGGAAGCTGTAAAGCTTATCGCTGACGACGATGACATCGATCTTGCAGCGGACTTTGTTGATGTTGACGCTGCTTAAAATACAGGACTACATGTCGAAGGCTCTCAGGGGGGAAACTACCGTCTCCCCTGAGACTATTTCTGCCTTTCAACAAGAGTGCAAAGAATCTGCAATAAAGCAACTTGGCACTCAACGTGGTGATTATCGTGTCCGCATGTCTGGCTTGGGTCGTCCCTTATGCCAGCAGGTTCTTGACAAACAAGGTGTCAAGGAAGAGATGGAATACAATACTCTGTTTAGATTTATGTTTGGTGACTTAACTGAATCTATACTTATGGCTATTATGAAAGAGGCAGGGGTTGAGATTGTAGATTACCAACGCTCTGTTGAATTAACTATAGCTAATCAACTTGTTAGAGGCACCTTAGATGTCATCATAAAAGATGAAATGGGTGTAGACAAAGTATGGGATGTGAAGTCAGCAAGTGACTGGTCTTTTAATTATAAGTTCACAGGATTGGGTGGTTATGAAAAATTAAAGTTAGATGACCCCTTTGGTTATCTTATGCAAGGGTTCTTGTACTCTGAAGCAACAGGTCTACCCTTTGGTGGTTGGATAGTTGTCAACAAATCAAACGGACAGGTTGCTGTAGTAGATGTGCCTGACTGGTGTCAGGATGATAAAGAATACTATTTGAAGGATGCAGCGGAGCGGATACGTTTCCTTGCTAATCCCGATTTAAAACCTTTCAAACCATACAAATCCGTAGCTGAAACATATAAAAAGAACGGGGAAGAGATGCAAACAGGGAACAAATTAGTTCCTCGTGAGTGCACCATGTGTGGATATAGGTATCATTGCTGGCCTGATGCTATTCTATATGACCGTGTTACATCCAAAGCAAAATTTCCACCGCAAGTGTGGTATTCTTCCTTGAAGAAAAAGGAACTATAATGCCCTTTCTTTTTGTAAAGAATTACGATGTGGAGTTGATGCAGATGAATAAGAACCTGTATCATATATATGTCGAGTCAGCTAAGAAGAGTGGTGGAGAGAGACGTATATGTCAAATACGTTTGAATGATAACGGTTTACCACTGACCTTAGTTGAAAACTACAGCTTGGACGGATCTCTTACCTCTGAAACGGAAGCACGAGATATCAAGACTGTAGAATTGGAATTACAAAAGATAGGTAGAACTTCTCACACTGGGGGATATGTATGTGTGCCTATGCACCCTTTAACAACGGAACTCACCAATATAGAAAGACTATCACCAAAACTGGCAAGTTATCTACTAAAGAGAATGGCATCAGTGGGGATAGAGTTTTGAAAAAAGCAGGATATAGATCTCAATTTGAATTGGGGTTAGCCAGAACATTGACTAAAAACGGTGTGAAGTTTGAGTATGAAACAATAAAGTTTCAATATATACCTCAACCGCGCAACTATACACCTGACTTTTATTTGCCGGATAGTGATGTTTATGTCGAAGCGAAAGGTCACCTTACAAAAGATGATCGTGTGAAGATGATACTTGTAAAGAAACAACATCCAGACAAAGATATACGTTTTGTGTTCGTCAGAGCAAACAATAAGATTTACAAGGGCAGCAAGACAACCTATGCTTCTTGGTGTGAGCGTCACAACTTTCAGTGGGCTGAAGGTTCTATTCCAACAGATTGGTGTAAGAAATGAGTGATATTAATGAAATAGAAAAGTCTATGGAAGTAATGTCTTTACTCCCTGATAGATACTACATTATATTACGTCCCACAGAGGACAATGAGTTTACTCTTTCTGCGTATGATACAACAGGCAAAAAGTATGAGAACGATGAGGATTATAATCCCGCTATGGTGATGCACGAGGGATCTATAGATCTCATACGGAATCACACGGATGATGTATATGATAATGGGTTGGCTACTATCCAGTTTCGTATAACAGGAGAAGAGATTATCGAAGAAGAAGATATAGACGATGAAAATGTTGTTAAACTTGTTAAGGATAACGTGGTTAGAGTGGATTTTGGAAAGAAGCAATGAGACACGAGAAATTTATGAAATCTAAGATGGATGTAGATAACATAGAGGACTACCCACCATCTTACGATTTTGCAGAACAGGCAGGTAAAGAAGCATACGGGGGTGTAGATCTTGTCAACAATCCGGCACACTACAATCAAGCAGGTGTCGAGTGCATTGAAGCAATCGCGGCGGCGACAGACGATGGGTTTCAATACTACCTGCAAGGAAACATTATCAAGTATCTCTGGCGGTACAGATACAAAAACGGAATTGAAGATCTCAAAAAAGCACAATGGTACCTTAACAAACTAATCGAAACACAAGGAGACAAAACATGAGCAACATGTTACCAACATCTTATCAACAATTTATACACAAATCGCGGTATGCTCGTTGGCTTGATGATGAAGAGCGTCGTGAAAACTGGGATGAGACTGTCGATAGATATATTAATTTTATGGATAATCATATTCAAGGAAAGTGTAACATTAAGTTAGATAAAGACACAGCAGACGAAATACGTGAGGCTGTGTTGAACTTAGATGTTATGCCAAGTATGAGAGCAATGATGACAGCAGGTACGGCTCTTGCTCGTGACAATATCTGTGGCTACAATTGTAGCTATATTCCTGTTGATAGTCCCCGTGCGTTTGATGAGTGCATGTACATTCTTATGTGTGGCACAGGTGTTGGTTTTAGTGTGGAAAGAGAGAATGTTGATAGACTTCCCGTAATTTCTGATAATTTTAATAATTCTAGCACCGTTATTAAGGTAGCAGATAGCAAGCCGGGATGGGCAAAAGCACTGAGGGAATTGATTGCTTTACTATACGCAGGACAAGTGCCGACGTGGGACGTATCCGAAATACGTGAAGCTGGTGCCCGTCTCAAAATTATGGGCGGTCGTGCAAGTGGACCACAACCATTACTTGATTTGTTTGATTTTACTGTCAAAGTATTTAAGAAAGCAAAGGGCAGACGCTTGTTTCCGATTGAGTGTCACGACATCATGTGTAAGGTTGGTGAGGTTGTAGTTGTAGGTGGTGTTCGTCGCTCTGCCTTAATTAGCTTGTCCAACTTGAATGATGATCAGATGGCACATGCTAAGTCAGGTCAGTGGTGGGAAACAGAACCACAACGAGCATTGGCAAACAATTCTGTGGCATACAAGTCAAAACCTGAGATGGGTACATTCATGCGTGAGTGGCTTGCATTGTATGATAGTAAGTCTGGTGAGCGTGGTATGTTCAACCGTGAGGCAGCAGACAAACAGGTTGCTCGTAATGGACGGCGTGAAACGGGACATATGTGGGGTACAAACCCCTGTTCAGAAATTATCCTGCGTGGTTACCAGTTTTGTAACTTGTCAGAGGTTGTAGTTCGTGAATCCGATTCATTGAATGATCTGAAACGTAAAGTTCGTTTAGCTACAATTCTTGGGACTTTGCAATCTACCTTAACAGATTTTAAATATTTGAGGAAAGTATGGAAGGACAATACAGAAGAAGAACGCTTGCTAGGCGTATCCTTGACTGGTATCATGGATCATCCCGTTCTTTCAAAGAACGTAGACAGCAAACGTTGGCTAGAAGAAATGCGACAAGAGGCAGTGGATACGAACGAGAAATTTGCCCTTATGCTTGGAATACCGCAGAGTGCAGCAATCACCTGTGTAAAGCCGTCGGGTACTGTATCTCAACTCGTGGACGCAGCTAGTGGCATTCATGCACGACACAACGACTATTTCATTCGCACAGTTCGTGGGGATAACAAAGATCCTTTGACACAGTTCCTGATTGAACAGGGTGTGCACAATGAACGTGATATGATGAAGCCTGATAGTGTTACTGTGTTTTCGTTTCCTATGAAATCTCCACAGGGTGCGGTTACACGAACACAAACTACGGCTATACAACAGCTAGAACTATGGAAAACCTACGCTGTGCATTGGTGTGAGCACAAACCATCTATCACAGTGACTGTGAAGGAACATGAGTGGATGGAAGTTGGTGCGTGGGTGTATGACAACTTTGATGTGGCATCAGGCGTGTCGTTCCTTCCTTACAGTGATCACACGTATCAACAGGCACCATATCAGGATATCGAACCTGATGAGTATAATGAGTGGAAACAGATGTACAGCACCATAACCATCGACTGGAACAAACTAACAGAGTTTGAAAAAGAAGATAACACGAGTGGATCACGTGAGCTTGCCTGTACTGCTGGGGTGTGTGAAGTGGTGGATTTGAATGTGGCATGATACAGATCAAGATAACACCTGAGATTATTGCCCGTGCCAAAAAGAAAGCCGCCACTGTAGGGGTACTACAGGGCAGCATAACGGGCAGTCTATCTAATGTGGTGGGTGCTATAGGCGAGATTATTGTAGAGGACTACACAGGCGGCACAGAGGCCAACAGCAAGGACTTTGATATCTTAGTTGACGAACGGCGTGTGGATGTGAAGACCAAGCGGTGCAACACCACACCCTCACCAAACTACGATTGTTCTGTTGCAGCACACGGAACCAAACAGGATTGCGACAGCTATGTGTTTGTTCGCATACTTACCGACCACAGTAAAGCGTGGATACTTGGTGAGATAGCCAAGCCAGAGTTTTACAAGAAAGCGACACGATACAGGACAGGAGATGTTGATCCTGCCAACGGTTTTGTTTTTAAAGCCGACTGCTATAACCTAGCTATACAGGAGCTAGATAGTGTCAAAGAAGCACAAAGCTAATCTATTTCAATTCACAGTGTATCTGAATCAAGATGGAAACATCGAACTGACTTGGGATGGTGTGCCACCTGAAGAGTTTGAATCTACCATGAACAAAGGGATGCCGGAGTATGAAGGTTCACACTCTGTAGCATCCCTGTTGCGTTATTTGCAGTCTATGGGAGATGAAATGATGGACAAGTCGAGCAGGTATATCTAACGCTTGTTCTTTGTTGCCCCGGCTATGCGATCAGCTTGCGTTGGTTTCGGGTTGTTGTCTATCCCCGCCTTTACACTCAACATACCAAATGCCTCTCCACCTTTTGACATCCGCAACTTAGGAGTCTGCATCATGTCGGTTTGCATCTGATTCATCTGCCCAGATGTCATTGGCATCATATTCTGTTGCATATTCTGCTGCTGTTGTGTGGCAGACATACCCCCCATTTGCATTTTCTTGCGGGGCTTTTTCTTTGCTATACCGCCTTTCATCATGGGTTTACGCATTGGCATACCCCCATATGACATGGCTTTACGCTGACCATTGTTATATTGTTTCATCTCACTATTCCTCTATTGTAGGAGTTATATCAAATACACTAAACCCTGAAGGTTGAGTGGGTATATTCTTTTTAAAGTCCTTGACTGACTTAAATGTCTTTACAGGGACTTTTTTACTGCCTTCTTTTCTAAGAAGGGTGTCGTAGGATGGATTTAAGACATAATCTCTCCCAAACTTATCTTGGAACGTTTCTTCAAGTTGCAGGTCTTCTAGGATTATTCCTTGTGCAGCAACAGATCTTAGTAAAGCTTTTCTAAATTGTGGCTCACGGTCTGCACTGAACGGCTTTCCTGTTCTAACTAACTCAATAAAGTACCTTCCCATTTCGGGATCTGTTAAAGCAGCCTTCAACATATTAAAGT